CCGTGATTGCCGACGCATAACAGTCGTCATCCACAGCCGTACCACCAGTTGTGTACAAGCCAACATCAGCCGTATTCGTTGTTCCGCTGTCAAGATCGTCATTCCATAAGACGATACTGACGACACTTGCGGCAGTCGAGATTGGGGCTACCATTAAAATATCGGCAGCTTCCAAGTCAGTAGTAGCTAAAGCTACCGTTCCCGAAATAACACGCTGACGTCCACCAAGCTGATGAACTTTACTCATCTTGTTTGGTGAGGCTTCGAAGTTAGCTACGAGAGTAGAATTTTTAGTAGTCATGATTGCTCTCCCTACTACTCGTTACATGCAATTTGGACTATCTTCTCTTCCTCAACGCGAGTTGCGCCAAGGGACATCGAAAGATAGACCTGAGTTGCATAGCTTTTATCATCACGTTCTGATACGCGAGTAGATACATCGTCACCGATGGCAAGTCCCATCGAAGACGGTGCAAAGGCATAGACGAGACGACTTGGTGTCGCGTCTGTGTCCAAGCGTTCTGAACGAATGAAGGTGAATCCAGCAAAATCTGAGATTTCACCCTGAGCCAAGGCCTTGACGGTATTATAATCAGAACTTTTGACTTCAGTCGTATTCAACAAGTCACTGATTTGACTACCGGCGCAGACAATGAACAGTTGTTCACTATCGTCAACCTCGTTGGCCCACAGGATTTCCTTAGCGGCAAGAATTTTCGCTACGGTCAGATTAGCCGAACCATGAACAACCTTCTGCCCTGCTGGGAAAACAACGGCGCTAGCCGCGTCATCTTCATCAATGGCATAAGAAGAACCGCCCATGGCAGTAATGATGACATCGTCAATTTGACGCCCCATTGCCGAGCTAGCATTCTTTGCATAGCGAGACTCAGGATCAATCATCATACGTATGACGTCTTGCCGATCAATCAAATCAGCCCATTCGTAATCATCCATCGTTACCCGACGCCTTGAATGGGGTGTCGAGACTAATGGAGTATCCGCATGACGGCTGGTTCTTTTTACAACGGCAGTTGCGCCGATACGCTCGTAAAACCCAGACTTACCCTTGAGGAAGTCAGGATCTGTGCGAACAGCCCCACGTAAGCGGGAGTCCCGCTGCTGTGAGAGCATGATCACATTGTTTTTGAATTGCTGTACATGAGCAACTCCAACTTGAGTGGACATAGCATCCTCCAACAAGAATTAAAAGGTTCTTGCCAAAGGTTACCCAACTCATGTCGGACCTCAGACTTGCGCTACGTGCGCCGCCGAGCGGGTTACCGCTGTTTATCGGACCCTAAAGGTTACCCGATGTTGCAAAAATGCCACTGCTGGCAAATTAGGTCAACTCTTTTTTGGCGTCTTTCTTGTGAGACTTCTTGTTAGCCTGCATCAACCAGACAAAATAACGGTCAGCAGTACCTTCAAAGTCAATCTTATGGCTGATTGAAGCGCCTTCTACAGCTAGCCTTAAAGCCTCTACACGCATATTTAAGCGGTTATCGGCGCATTTTTCACAGCTCATTTTGGCAAGTCTTCCAACTCTTGCAGCATTGCTGCTACACGATCCACCTCATCATTGTGATTAGGATCTCTGGCATTCAGATATGGCCCCTTGAAATCATGCCGTAAGACCTTCAGTTCGGCTTCGATTTCAGATCGCCTATCCTTCCCGCCAGCCGTAGAGCGAACTCCAGCCGTGGTATCTTCGCCCATGCGAGAGCCTATATCAGCGATTGCCTTTGCAAAATCAGCGTTTGTCAAAGCGACCTCCATAACTTGATCACGTAGATGTTCAGGAAAAAATCTATTCAATGCGACACTAACAGATTGGGTATGCCTGTCATAGTCACCGCCCCAGTCTTCCCTGAGTCTTTCGGCAGCAACCTGCTTCGCTTCCGCATTCTGTTTCTGTGCAGCAGCAATCTGGGCCTCAGAAGTCCTGGCATACCAGTCCATCAAGACGGAAGCCTGCTTCTGGTTAAGGCCGCTAGTATGCGCCGCTGTCCGAAAGCCGTTGATCATCTCATCCGGTATAGTGAAGTCTTTCGGGGCCTTGACTGTAGAAAAGTCGTAGTTTTCAGCCTGTTCCGGTCTGCCTACCTTGGAATAAAACTTATTCCAGTCATCCTGGGTGGCCAGTTCTCCCGGCACCTGTACGGAAGACCCAAGCCTCTTCTGGGCATGTATGTGGCTTTGAGCCAACTCATCCACTGACTTGAAGTCTTTTATGGACCCGTGGTCCCTATTTTCAGAAGAAATGCCGTCCCTCCAGCTAGGTTCTGGGGTTGACGGGGCAGATTCAGAGGATACGGACGGTTGCGGATCTGTGCCAGCAGTTTCAACAGATTGCTCACTCATCAATTAAGTTCTCCAGGTCATCATTGGGGCCATGCTTCTTAACCATGGTGCGTATATGAAGGATTACAGATCGCGCACCTTCTTTATAAGCCGTCTCGTATGGGTCGCCACGAACAAAGCTACTTCGTCTTTGATATTTAGAAACCAGGTTTTCAAGGATGATGCGGCCCGTTTCACCGTTAAATAAGCGCGAGTAAGCACTAGCTAACTCCTTCTCTGTAATCTGTTTTAATCTCATGCTTCTTCTTCAGGCTGCTCCTGGGCTGTGGCCGCTGCCTGCTGCATGGCACCTTCAGCCTCGGCCATGGTCTTGGCGTCCTGCGCTCCAGCCGTTTGGAACTGCTGTTGGGCCATTGCTGCTTGCTGCTGTTCCCGCGCTTCACGTTTTTGCTGAACAATACGCTCTTCCACTATAACAACAGATGGTAAATCATGGTGGTCATGCAACCATCGCACGGCAGCATCGCCATCAATAAGGTCAAGAACTTCCGGTTTCATCTGAGCAACCATGCCGATTTCCTGTAGAAATGTCATGAATGCGTTGATTTCCGCCTGCTTCTGAGCGCGGGATAGTGGGCCAACATAACGTATGCTTATCTGTAGGATATCGCCCATAGCTGGCGGCGGGGGAGGTACAACACCACGACGAGCCATCGTCTTGAAAACCCGCATGATAACAGGCTCTAACAGCTCTCTTTCCAGACGGCCAAGCGTTGGACCAAGAACACGCTGCATCAGGTCGTAGCGGACCTGAATTTCCGTCGCAGTCATCTCAGCGGAGCCACGATTCGGAAGCTCCAACTGATCGGCAAAGAAGGCTTGCCGTATGGTGTTACGATACTCTCCCAGTTTGATCTGGTTGAAGTTCATATTGGCGTTGCTCTGGAACGGCCTGACTGACCGCTCGACATCCCGAACAATCGTAGGCTTGCCGGGGCGCATGTTCACCTTACCGATTACGCCATCGTCTTCGACAAGGATCGGGGGGTCAATCGTCTTGGCCCAGGCATTTAACTCAAGGCGGGTCGCCTCGTTCAATACCTCAATATCTGCTAGAGCCGTATCTCCTGGGCCTCTTCCGTACATATCGCCCGTTGACTTGGACCAGCGGGGCACCGTAAATGGGAATTCCTGGTAACCCCCTTCTCGTATAATCTCTTCCTGACCCCGATCAATCCAGCAAGATTTAAAGGGCATCTTGGAAGCATCTTCTGTATAATCATCCCCGCCGCCACCTTCACGCGGCATAACCCAATGCAAGATCTCGAATTGATCAAGTGGGCTGTTGTTTAAAGCAGCAAGATGGTCCCTTGTCATGGAAGATTCGCCAAACTTATCTCTAATCTGACGAGCGGTCATCATATGCTTGATACATACAGAATCTACCTGACCGTTATGGTTCTCTTCTATCAGGTAGGACTGGATTGGATGCGATGTGAATATAAGGCCATCATACTCTTCCCCAGGAGATGCGGCTTCCTCTTGTATCATGCAGCCCGTACCAAATGCGGCCAGATCAAGATAAAGCTCATGAACCTGAGAATGAAAATTAGAGGAGTTCAGTTCCATCCACATGACACGGGCAACATCTTGTAAATACTGCCTTATCTGTGGATTAGCGTCCATCTCTTGGTTGCCTGTTTCCAGATCAAACCACTGGACGGCCTTTGACGTAAGCGTACCAT